CCCACGCATCCCTAAGTAGGAAAGCTTCTTTCTCTGCTTTCTCATCAACGCCTATAGCGTTGGTTATATAGCCAAGGGCGAGATCATGTTTGATCTCATCCTTAACGTTTGACTCTAAGAGCCGCCTAGCAGATTCGGGAACCTCCTTTTCAAGTGCTTCTGCAATGAAGTCGCCAACTGGTAACTCCATGTGGCGTATTGCGAGAGCACGGTAGATGGTCTCCTCTGCTCCAGGTTTAAGCTTACCAGCTGTTGTTTGGACTGGTGTCCATGTTCTCTTTCTATTGAGTAACTTTTCATATGGGTTCATTCTTGACAATCACAGTCGGGTTTATTATCTAAAATACCCTGCAAGTAATCTTGTACATCGTTCTCGTCTAAAGCTGCATAAGCATCGCTCTTATCCTGAACATCTCCGTGTACTTGCAAAGCATAATATAGGGATGTTTGGGGACTATCTAGCCACTCTTCCACGAACTGTTCGTCGTAGGTTACAACATCACTCCAAGAGTTGAAGCTGTATCCATGAAGAAGCCCTGTATGGTTCAACATATACATCAATTGATCAGCTACTTTTTTATAAGCATCCCAACCAACCTCTGAGGCGATTTCTACATCACCATATTCATATGTCTGTACACCAAATGTACCAGAGTCACGATCAACACTCCGAGCTATAGGAGGTGCGATCTCTGGTGTGCAAGTAAAGCCTTCTCTATCTTTACTGCGATATGAACAGCTTGCGGTAGGAGCGATAGCAAATGCTCTCTCCATATCATATTCTCTAGCAACTTCAGCCGCACTCTGAATGCCTTTATAAAATTCTGCAGCTAATAGACCAGCTGTACCAAGTCCAGGTATGCCATCATTAGTTGCTTGTAATGCCTCACCAAACTGTTCGTAGGTGATATTATTTTGTCTTAGTAAGTTTGCTAGTCCAAGTACCCCGAGTCCAACTTGCCTATCCGTTCTCGAGGGGAGGTATTCTCCAGAACTGTCAATGCCTGTTTTGCTATGGAGGTTGCACAAGTCTCGCATACCTTCAGTGAAAGCACCTTGCACATCTCCGATTTTACAGGCACCGAGATTAACATGCTGGAGGAGGCAAGTTCCTCGTGATGGCAGGTAAACTTCAAGGCAAACGTTTCCTCTGATTCTTTTTCCATTTTTGTCATACTTAATTTTGTTTAACCATATGTCACCAGATCTGATGCCATATATTACCGCTTCCTTTGTTGTATCACTAGCTGTTTCCCACTTGATGTCGTTAATATTGACACACCTTTTGACCCACGGGAGTTCAGATCTAGGAGTAGTAATGAAGTCAATGATATCAGGATGATCGAGATCCAAATGTAAAACACACGCTCCATTCTTATAATGTCCCCCTCTACGTATTATTTCATTTAAAGTTGAGTAGATTTTTCCGAACGATACTGGTCCAGAAGCTGTAAGACCCTTTCCATTTTCTTGTCCTTTGGGTCTGAGCTTTGATAAATGGACAGCAACTCCTGCTCCATATCTGAGTGCATGAGAGACGAATCTCCAACTTGCTTCGATTCCATTGTTTCCCTCCATCGAATCTTCGACGGTAAATACAGTGCATGACACTGGTAGGCGGGAGGTGGGATCATCAATCCAATTCTGAACCCGACCAGTTCTAGATATTAAATTTGTTGTCATTAGACCAGATCTGTTAATGTTGGTGGTTTGTAATTTGTGCTCTTTAATACTTTTCCATCTTCTCTATAGATAGGCTTACCGCCTGCATCTAATTTAGACATATTACTTTTATGGACTCGACGTAGAGCCTCGTCTAAATCCCATCCCATATTTGCTGCGTATTGATAACAGACATATACAAGATCACTGAGTTCTTTAATAGCTTCCTCATGCAGGACAAGGCTATCTCTAAATAGCATTCCCTCTGCTTCTAAAAATTCTTTGAATTCCTCAACGATCAAATTCCGTTGCATAGTTCGGACGTTCAAGCTCTTCGAGTTCTTCACTCCGAATGCATTCCTGAACTCTTTTGCTTGTTCTAGATTCGATTTCATTGGAGAGGTAGTGGATTGCTTTAGAGAGGTCTTCGATGTCGTCATACTTGTGATCTGCTCTGCAGATATATTTGATTGCATTTCCTAAGTGGAAGTTAAGTTCTTGGTCTCGTATAAAGTCCCAAACTTGAATGGACCCACGCTTGTAGTAGGTAGGTCCAGTGTCATTGGTGGTTGTCATTAAATCACATAGTCAGGGCTTGGTTGCCATAAAATAGGTACTTGATTCTCATGGTCATAGTCATCATTAGTTAATATCTTTGCTAAACGTGCATTCATCAGAGCTACCTCTTCAGATAATCCTTTTTCTTTAAATGCTTTAACTAATGTTTTCCAGCTCCAACCATTCTCTTCAAATAATTGCGTAGCTCTTTTAATACCGACCCCTGGAATACCAGAGTAGCCATCTGTATTATCTCCAGCTGCACTCTGAACTAGATGCCACTTAGCACCTTCGTCAGGATTGATGAGTGTGGACTCTTCAAAGTTGTATAACATACCAGGTATTTGTCTCATATCCTTATCAGGACTGACAATAATATTACCTGGATACTGTGTGGCATAAATACCCATTGCATCATCTGCCTCAAGGGTAGGCATCGTGATCACTTCAAACTCAGTCTTGAGTTTATTTATCACACGTTTATAAGCACATGGCTTTTTACGATTTCGATGCCCCTTGTAATCAGCTTGAATTTTTTTCCTAAAATTGTTACTGCTACTAAAGAATAGAATAGTGTCGTCAAACGACCCAAAGTGACGTTGTATCTTTTTTATCTCCCTCATCACACAGGCATAAGCCTCTGAGAATTTAGAAGTAACTACGATAACGTCATCTCCAAAATCAATCTCTGTCTCTGCAGCTGCACAACATTTATATACCGTAAAGTCGGCATCAATTAATAGTTTCATAAGTTAGTGGACCTCAGCCCAGCTAGTCCCTGATTTTGCTTCAGCTGCTATTGGTACTCTGAGGTTGTAATATTCTCCGCTTTCAATAGCGGAAAGAACAAGAAGAGATTTGAGATCATCAACATGTTCTGGTATGGATTCATACTGTAGCTCGTCATGAATAAAAGCGAGCTGATTGCAGCGTAAATCCATTTCTTTGGTATGGTCATGGGTGATTTTTAACCATCGTTTTGCTATAATTCCAGCTGAACACTGAAGTAAATAATTTAAAGCTTTGTGTTGACTATCTACTAAAAGTGTTCTTCCGTCGATAGCCAAGATCTCGCCTGTAGCAGACCGCTTCTTAACAGCCGATAACAGCTCTGATAGTCCAGGGATGGCTGCGATAAACGCGGCACGTACCTCTTTTCCTTTAGCTCTTGCCTTATTTGGTGATAATTGTTTATCGACTGATAATCCGATTTTGGCATCTCCAGCTCCATATAAAAATGCGTACGTTACGGTCTTGACGGCACGTCTGGTAATTCCAATTTTGTCGGCATTGACTTGGTGAATGTCTCCGTTGATAAGGATTTCCGCATAGCGTCCCCCATCATACCTTGCAAGATAATGGGATAGTACTCTAAGCTCAATGCCGCTAAGGTCAGCACCGCACATAACCATGTTAGGGGATGCTTTAAATAATTTCCTAAATTTTTCATCTGATGGTACCTGGGCTAGGTTTGGTTTTCTATGAGCACATCTAAATGTGTTTGTTGAGACTGAACAGCTGTGATGTATTCGACTAGATATCGTACATAGCTTGAGCCATGCGTTCACGCCTTCTGACATCATCCCGATAGCCTTCTTCAGTTCCAGGCATCGTAGAAAATTCAGAGCAATATCCGTCCCAATGTCCTTGAGGATGATTTCGTCTACTACGGGCTTGCCGTTGGAGCTTATTGATGAGGGTGTCCATCCATAATGAGATGTCAGAATCCATGCGATGTGGTCTCTTGATGTGGGATTTAGTTCTTTTAATCTTTGTATCTTGCAGCCTTCAAAGTAGCCTTGCGTTCTATTATTTCGTTTAGGAGTAAAGATTGATCCTGCGACGAAAGGATGCCTGTTGCGAAGTACTCTACTAAGTTCCTCAAGTTCCTTTCGGAGAGAAGATTCAAGTTCCCATGCAGCTCTTTCATCAAAATACCATCCATGTTGCTCCTGTTGTGTAAGTATTTGTGCGACTGAATGCTCTAATTTGAGCCAGTCAAATAACGGTGGAAGTGGTTGCATAATTTCTTTGTTACTTCAACGTCCTGAGCGCAGTAATCTTCCATCTCTTGACTCCACTCGCTCCAGTCACTGGTCTTTCCAAACTCTCCTTTATACTCTCCTAATCTGTATCCATAGGATTCAAGTGAATGCCTACCCCATAACTGGGCTGGCATACCTTCCCATTTACGCTCCCTATCTATATCTAAGATATTCGGATGGAATAGACGTGATAGAAGAAGAGTATCAATAATGCGAGCACTGGTAGAGAAAAAGTTATAGAGTTTGCTAAGAGCTGGGATATCGAACCCAATAATATTGTGACCGACGATTGTATCCGCCACCATGAGTTTCGATATACCCTCAGTGATTGAGTATTTGTTGTTCTTTTCATCATTGTATGTCTCTATCTCATCAGTTTGAGAGTCATAGATTGCAAGACAATGAATACGAGTTAAATCATTTAGGAGACCGTTTGTCTCTAGATCGAATACCAGAGTCATTTCTCCACTCATATGTTTTGTCTTTAAATTTAGCTTTCTTTATTGCCTCCTCGCTAGGTGGCTTAGGTTTATTTAGTTTTGGTGGTTCTTTAGCGTGTTCGTACCAGGGATGTTCATACTCACTGTTTTCAAAAATCCGTGGTTTCCGCTGTTCCGCTGGCTCCACGTAGAAAGGATGGTTCCGTAGTCTCATTCTCACTAAATCGGCAGTTGGATAAATCATAATTCAATGTTGTTGCTATACCTGTCTCACCTGAATATCTATTTTTAAGGACTCTAAGAGTCGTAACGCCTCCATCTTTGTCGGCTTGTTGATCTCTTTCGAGCGCAATGACCGTATCGCTAAGTTGAGATATAGCAGCACTCCCTCTAAGTTGTCCGAGGGTAACTCGTGCGCCTTCTTCATGATTCTTGTCTTGTTGTGTTCGTCTTAAATGACTAACTAAAAAGAGATGTATTCCAGTTCGTTCAACTAAACTTCTAAGCTTAGTCATTGTCTGATCTATCATTCTTCGTTCGTCGCCTTCTAATCCACTTAATAAAATACTAAGGTGATCTAAGACCACAAAACGACACTCCAATCCACTGGCAAGGTATTCGACCCTATTGAAAAGAACATTCGGGTCAAAAGAACCAAAGCCGTCGTAAAGGTAAAGGTTCCAATTAGCAATGGTATTAGAAAAATACTCTTTGAGTTGTTGTTGGTCATATCCTCCTAGATGTAATGGTTTTCCTATGGCACTTGATATAAGACCTAAAGCTGTTCTTCTGTTTGATTCTTCCAGAGCCAGATAGCCGACTTTCTCCCCTTTTTCGAGTAGGTGAGTTGCAAGTTGACGGCAAAAGGAACTCTTTCCAATGCCGCTTCCTGCAGTAAGCGTAGTAAGCTCGCCGTATCTAATTCCGTTTGTTTTTCTTTGCAGTCCTGTGAATGGATATTCATGGTTACATGGTGGTTCGGGTGTTGTAACTAGCTCTAAGAGACTCTTACCATCAACAATACCGTCAGGTTGGTATGGTTTTGCATCCCATATAGCTTTTCTTATTGCTTCTGAATCATTCGCTTGCAAAGCTTCTGAAGCGTCTTTATAGGATTCGAGCCTTGCAATTTTGACCTTCCCAGGTGGTAATACTGATGCAGCATCCTCCGCTGCTTTTCTTCCAGCCTCATCTCCATCAAAGAAGAGAACAATTTCCGCATATCCTTGAAATAAGTCGTATTGTTTTTGTATATCTTTCTTGGCTGATGCAGCTCCATGTGGGAGTGATACGTGTGGCCAACCTGTCATTGCCTCATAACCAGAGGCAGCGTCTAATTCACCTTCATAAACAATGATCCGTTTACCGCTACTAGGAAATAGATGCTGACCAAACAGAGTATCAGTACTGTTGCCTTCATAATAGAAGTCCTTTTGTTTAGTCTTTACCTTTGCGCCCTGAAGTATTCCGTCGCTCGTGAAATAATGGAAGCGTAGAAGTTCTCCATCCCTGAAGATTTTGTAGAATTGATTTGTCTTTTCTGATATTCCTCTACGTTGCAGCCTTTGGGCTGAGCCTTTGAGTTGTACATTGGTAGACATTTGATGAGTGTGTGTATTTTCTCCATTCCCAGGAGTACGGGCATGACATACAAAGCAATAGGTGTGGCCATCCGAGTACTCACTTTTAGCGTCGGATGAGCCACAGTTCTCACATGGTGTATGTCTTATAAATTCGCTCTCTATATGAGCCATTCCATTGGTATGTTATGCCAACTGGTCCAAGGTATATCGTGCTTCTCGCACCACTTGGCGTATGTAGTTTTGGATTTCTTAGTTAAAGTATTGAAGGGAGATTGAAAGACCATCCTTATATCTAAGTATGGGTTCTGTTCTTTAACAGCTTTCATCTTCCTTCTATCAGCTGAATCCCAATAGCCTTTAGTTTCTAAGTAGACACCATTAGGTAATAGGAAGTCAGGCGTGTAATGATGTTGTATTTCATATGGAACCCTAGTTGGTTCATACTCATAATCTATACCTAACTCACACAGTAGATCTGATACCTTTTCTTCAAGTTGTGACCTGAACATTAGAAGTCAACTGCTTCATCCGATGTAGGTAATGGTTCAACATTAGGTTCACCAGCTTTAAAGCCATTTGTCTTACCAAATAACTCAGCTACACTAGCTTCATCTAAGTCTCCAGTATCTACACCAGCTCCTCCCTGAACAGTCACGATCTGTACCCCAGAGAGCTTCAGAGACGTTCCATATGATATTCCATCTCGTAGTAAGTAAGGCTTCTGTATGAACCCTAGCTTGACAGTAGACCCTGCATAGACAGGAGTATTAATATCATTAATAGGACTACCTTCTGTGTCGACCACTGGGGGCTTCTTATCTTCTGACCAGCTGAATTTAATAATGTATTTTCCATCGCTTACTTCCTCCCATGGCTCAGGTTTTAGTGATGATCTCTTAGGGTTCTTGAGCTTAGACTCAGCCCACTTAAGACAATCA